CCCCTGCCACCCCCCATGGTTAAACGCGATCGCACGAGGGAGAGGCCCAGGGCAGAGACATGGTTGAGGGGTACAAAGTGAGGCAGTAGCCCTAAAATCGGCTTGTGAGCAAACTAGGCAAGGAAATCGCTGCTGGTAATCAGCCTATGTTTATGACTCCTGGAGAGATTTCAGAGCATTTCTCGCTAGGAGACTCCCCAGTCATCGATCGGATGACCACTCCAGCCATGAAGAAGACCTCAGATCAGCAGTCAGCCGATAGAGAGACCCTGGATTACAAGTTGAAGGATGCCCAGCATCCACAATCCTACGATGGAAAGACCTCTCTCTACGATTCCATCAAAACCGAAGGCATTCAAAGCCCCATCAGCGTGGGAAGAAGCCCCTACATGAAGCGCCCTATCGTTATTGACGGCCATCATCGCCTCGCTGTAGCCCATAATCTCAATCCTAACCAGTTCTTGCACGTGGAGTACTAAATGAACGCATGTGAATGGTGCAAAGGCAGCGGTTTACTGCCATCTGACGAGGATTGCCCATGTGTCAACCTACAATGTGGCTGCAAGGCCTGTAAGGACGTCAAATGAGCAATCTTAATCCTGAACAATTTCAAATTGAGCATACGACAAGTCCTCTTGCCTACCCAGAGGCTTTAGGCCCCGTGCAACGAGTAGTGATACGACATCCTGAAGCCACCACTGGTGTAGAGAAGCCAGAAAACTACATGGATGATACTCAGACGATAATTAATCGCAGCAAAACTGGAAAGCAACTTAAAAAGCCAAAAGTAGAGAAAACTCCTGGTGCTGGTAGTAATTCTGCTGGATTCGTTGACTACGAGAAGCATGGCGATGCTATCCACATCCACTACATGAGGACAAGAAACCACCTACAAGGCAGTGGAATCGCTCAAAAGGCATTAGAGACTATGATCTCTTCGAACAAACCTTCATCCATCAATTTCGGCAAAATGATGGAGCCAGAGGTAGGACATATCAAGCAAAAGATTGAGAAAAATCATCCAGATATTGATGTACGAGGAAAGGTCTGGTACAGATAATGACCGCAGAAGATAACCTAGGCAAGCAATTTACTAAGTCAGGTAAGCGTCGCCACAAGATGGTCAAGTTTACAACGTATGGTGGAACTAACCTTTTCTGTGAGCACTGCGACCAAACTGTCAAGCATCCAACTAAGAAAAATGGACTTGGTAATCCTATTGATATGTGGCATCACGCTGATAAAGAAGGAATGAAAGAAGCCTGGGAAGCACACAAGGAACAGAACCCATGAGCGCCCTCAACCCTAATCAATTCAGGATTCCTGTCCCAGAGAATGTCGAACAAAAGTACGCGGGAGGAAAGGGTCATCTAGAAGGTGATCCTACCGAGAGTGCTACAGGCATGGTCTCTGTTCATGCGCTAAGGCCATTGATGGAGTTTGATCGTTTGGGCGAGCACGCCCACTCCAATAGCCGAGAGGTCGTCAACAGCATCGCTGCGGATATCAAGTCAGGTAAAGGCATTACTAATCCCATCATGGTGGCGTATGACCACAAGAACAAGTGGGGCTATATCGGTGAGGGCAACCATAGAATGGCTGCCGCTATACAGGCAGGTGCAACCCACGTCCCCGTAACGGTCTATAGGCAAGGTAACCTAGCCGAACACAAAGAGCAGGGCATCGGCGGTCACCTAGCCATGATGACTGACTTCGGACGTGGAACGCCCCAGACAGAAGACTATGTCCCTACCAATATCCACCCAGGACACTTTAAGCAGTTGATGTAATGCTCTCTAGAGAACAGTTTCAAAACCATCTGCAACAGATGCGGACTGAGTCAGATGACATAGGTACTGCCCCAACAGATACACCTGTAGCCGCCAACAGTTTGGGCTAGGATCACTCTCCTATCCCAGGTCGTCTAACGGTAGGACATCGCCCTTTGGAGGCGAGTATCTTGGTTCGAATCCAGGCCAGGGAGCAATTGACAGGTTCAATACATCGTACTACGTTGAACCCATGGGATATAANACTACNGATGAACAGAAAGAACTCATGTTCGCATTACGGGCTGAGGGCAAATCATTTCGCACCATTCAACAGATAACTGGGCTATCTAAAGGCACATTATCATACTGGTTCGGTAAGGGCCAGAAAGAGAAGACCATCAAGCGCGGTCGCACCTACCGCCTCAACCTCAAGAACTTCATCAATACATATAAAGAAGAGCGAGGCTGTCAAGACTGCCGCGACGAGGGCTATCCTGGCATGCATCCGTACTACGTACTGGATGCCGACCACGTGAAGGGCGCCAAGTCTAATGAGATCTCCAAGATGTATCGCACCAACACGCTCCAAGAGGTGATGGTTGAATTAGAGAAATGCGATATAGTCTGCGCTAACCATCATAGAACCAGGACACACAAGCGGCGCATCCTGCGCAAGGAAGTAGAGGCGGGAAGAGAATGACAATCTTTGGTTATACAGTAAGAAAGCCGTGGGTCAAGTACGTAGATCTAGACCTTGGTGAAGAGTTAGTAGGAAATATCAGGAAGTCAATCGCCTCCGAGTATCTGGCAGAGATTATCTCTCTCGACTTGTGCGATGTGGATTGTGACGTCGTCGAGTATCTAGAGAAGACGGTGAAGCCATAATGGAACTTATTGATATCGGCCTAGAACTTCCTGTCATGGTCGCTGATGAGGACTTCATCGAGTACCTGGCAGAAGAAGGTTTTGACGAATCGATCGATGAGGTGGAGGCCGCCGAGTTATTCGCCCAATGGATGAAGGAGAACTGTGAACATTGAGAAGTATCTACCCTACCTACTGGTAGCAGTAATCGCCGTGAGCATCCTGGCCGTCTATATGGTGAACCGATAATGGGTATCTTTGATGGATTGAAGAAGGTATTCACTGGTAAGGAAGATCTACCACTCTACGCACGCCCTAACGAAAAAATCGCCCAGTGTGTGCGCTGTGCCGAGATCAATGTGATTCATAAATCAGAGATGCGTAACACCTACTACTGTCTATCCTGCAAATCTAATTAAGGAGTAATGATGAAAGAGAATCGCCCATGGGGAACCTACGACGTACTTCATACAAAACTTAACCACCAGATAAAGACCATCACGGTAGAACCTGGCCAGAGACTCTCCTACCAGACGCATGAGCATAGAGCCGAGTACTGGGTGATCGTGGAAGGTCATGGGACGGTGACATTTAATGGGGAGCAAGCCGACTGCCGTGTGGGTGATGCCTTCGTGATTGAAATTGGCGACGCTCACCGTATTGCCAATACAGGTACTAACCCTCTCACCTTTATTGAGGTGCAGTTAGGTAATGTCTTGGTTGAGAGCGATATCGTCAGGTTGGATGATGATTATGGTCGTACTGATATCTGAGAAGAAATAACCCAGGGGGCGCGAGACTTTGACAAATAAAATTGCGCCCCGTGTTTCATACTTCTGCTATGACCATCACCTTCAAGTGCAGCAAGTGCTTCCATGACATGGAGAGCGGCGTCTGTGTGGTCGATTCCTGTAAGTGCATCTGTGAGATTGCCAAATGAGCGAAGAGCCAAAGAAGACTAAGTGGGTTCCAAAGCCTAATAGCCGTCATCTAACGAAGTGGCACATCCACAGTTATCACAAGGGTGCTCCAGCCCAAGGTTGGGGTGGCGTTGGTCCTTCTGAGATTGAAGAGATGCATAACCAGATGCATGCTGATGGCGCATTCCAAGAAGGCCAGGAGCATAAGCACTGGGAGCCTAAGCGATAGGCTCGTCGCTAAACTGATCTAGTGGGATTCTCCACGAACCTTCTGGCGCATAGAGCCACTCATCACGTTGCACATCCTCCATCTTAATCCAACCAAATACCTCTACCTCTGAGTAGTAGTCGCGGTCTAGCACGCGAGCGCCCACGAGCAGCCATCCAGGTCGTATATCTTTAGGAAAGACTGGAATCTCATCACGAGTGCGGATGGATTTGACTTCAATGTTTGTGCCCACATCAGCAATGTCTTTTCTGAATGGGTGCTCTTCATTGGTGTAAAAGGGAAATGTGAATGACTGCTTGTAGAGTTTGGCTACGGCGTACTCGGCAACGATCGTTCTGACGTTGGCGGCAATCTCAGGCTCTAACTTGGCCTTATTGTCTCCTGCATAATTAGGGCGGTCTACTGAGCCCCACTTCATCATCCAGCGATTGAGAGCCACATCAGCGCAGGCTCTAACTTCTTCTTTGCTTAATTTCACGATTTTTGACATGTGTCAAACCTATCACACTGAGACAATGGGTGCATGAATCCATGTGAGGTCATCCGTGCCTAAACTCAACAAGAACCAGTTCACTCAGGCTGAACTCCCTCTTGGCGATATTGAGGGTCCTCGCATTAAGGCTCCGCACCAGATGTCTCCTGAGGAGTTTGCTTCACATCCCTTTGCTGTCTTCCACTCAACGCATCTTCCAGCAGAAGATGTAAAAGATCCTTATGCACGTAGTTCCCCAGGAATCCATCTAGGAACAGATCGAGCCGCAACACAACGTCACCTTGTGACAGGTTCAATGGTTCCACGAGGGTATACGCAGAATGCCTCTATGCACGTGTTTCATCACGATCCAGGCGAGCGCGTACAACGCACTACGGATGACGTTGCTAATAACTATCGAGGAAACCCCGCTAGAACAAAAGCAAATGCCTACTACGAAAATGAGCACGAAGACAAGGGAAGTCTATCTCTTGTTGTTCACGATCCTTCTAGGCTGAAATCTCATCATGACTACGTTCAACAGGCAATCAAAGAAGGTAAAGAGGGCGAAGTTCACCCCTACACGATGCAGTTGTATAAGTCAGGGTCGTTAAATGCGGGACATGACACTGCGTACTGGGTAAGTAAGCAGCGCTTTAACGACACTCTAAGCCCTGAGGAACACCGCTACAACGAGCACATGAACAACGATCAACTCAAACTCCCCTTTGATGAGGATGGAGAAGGATTTAAAATCTTCTCTGGAATTAAATCACCTAAAGAAGGTACACCAATTGAGAAGATTCTCAATCCTGACATTAGCGGTCTAGAGTTCAACCCTGAAGCAGCAGAAAATCACCGCAAGTTTTTCGGTGCTCCTAAAAAGCCACAAGAGCCAGAACGCAACAGCCGTGGTCCTAAAAAAGATGTTCTTAAGAAAATCGTCAAAGAAAGAAAAGGGAAAAAGTAATGGCACTAGGTAATGTAGGAAATCCAGTCCCACCAGTAACAACAGCACAACCAGGAACAGCGGCGCGTATGCTCGAAGTGGCTCGTTCACAGGTCGGTGTTATCGAGGGTCCAAAGGATAACGAGACACTCTACGGCGCATTTACTGGCGCTAACTTCCAGGCATGGTGCGGCTCACTCATGATGTGGTGCGCTAAGCAGGCTGGAGTAACTATTCCTAACACTGTCTATACTCCAAACGGAGTCGCGGCTTTCAAGAAGGCTGGTAAGTGGGCAGATGCAGCAAATGCTCACCCACAGCCAGGAGACCTCGTCTACTTCTCCTTCGTTCCTCACGCCCTCCCTAATAGCCCAATCCAGCACGTAGGTATCGTGGTCAAGGACAACGGCGATGGCACAATCACGACTGTAGAGGGAAATACAACCCCAGATTCAAAGCCTAAGGGCTCTCCTAATAACGGCGGCGAGTGCGCCATGAACGTCCGTGGCTACAAGGTCGACAACAAGCGTCATCTATGGTGCTCTGTGGTCGGTTTCGGGCGCCCAGACTACGTTGGAGCAACATCAGACCACCCAGCCACCCCAGCGGCTCCTAAGGCCCTTCCAGCCTTCCCAGGGACCATCAAGCCAGGGGACACGGGTGATGGGGTCAAGTTGATCCAGCAGGCTCTTGATTTGGACGCTGACGGCGATTACGGCCCTGCTACCAAGAAGGCCATCATCGCTATCCAGGACAGCCACGATCACCTAGACTCTAACGGCATCGTAGGACCTGCTACTTGGGCTGAAATCATGAAACACCTTGATTAAGGTGTTATGCTCATAAGATGACGAACGAGTATTGTGGGACCCGTACAGGGTATAACAAACACTACGATGCAAAAGAAGTACCTTGTGATGCCTGTAAGTTTGCAAAAAATGAATACATGAAAATTTGGCGAAAAACTACACTAAAAAAGTTAAACCCAGAGTATGTACAAGAACAAAAATCTCTTGCTTCAAAACGGGCTATGAGATGGGCAAAAGAAAACCCTGAAAAAAATGCAGAGTCCCAGAAAAAGTTTAGAGAAAACCATCCAGAAGTTAGTAGAGAGCATAAACGGAGAAGAAGAGCCAGAAAACATGAAAATGGCTATGAAAAATACCTAGAGCAACAAGTACTCGAAACTTACGGCGTTATTTGCCATGTGTGCTTTGAGGAAATTGACCTGGAAGCCCCAAGACAGGTGGGATTACAGGGGTGGCAAAAAGGCTTTCACATAGACCATTTAGTTCCTATCTCAAAAGGTGGACCAGATACGCTAGAAAACGTAAGACCCGCTCATGGAATCTGTAATCTCAAAAAAAGCCATTTCTACTCAGATTTGGACTAATCGGACATTTCCGACACCCTTTCGGAGCCCCTCCAGAACTGGTATTCTGGGGTGGTTCCTTATTAGGGGGTAGAGATGACAACCATCGTGGGAGTCCAGTACGAAGACAGATGCGTCATTGTTGCTGACAATCAAGTGACTGACGATCAAGGTCGCCGCTTTAATCATCCTGATATGAAGAAGATCGCCCAAAGAGGCGCATTCTTAGTTGCAGGCAGTGGTGAAGTCAGTCCATGCGACATCGTGCAGCACTTCTGGGTACCACCTAAGGTTACTGCAACCGATAAAAAAGACGTTTATCATTTTGTTATAACTAAAGCCATGCCATCCATGCGCAAGTGTTTGACAGAGAATGGCTACGACTTCAATGAGGGCAAGGGCGATGGAAAGGCTAACGAGCAGCGCTTTCACTTCTTGATCGCAGTCTGCGGAGAACTATTTGACGTTGCTGATGATCTCTCAGTGTGTAGAACGGGCGATGGCCTGTATGCTGTTGGTTCTGGAGAAAACTACGCATTGGGCGCTTTGGCGGCTGGAGCCACTCCAGAAGAAGCAGTTGAGATCGCTTGCAGGTTTAGCGTCTACTCATCAGGACCACTAACGACTATGGAGCAATATAAGTGAGCGAAGAGACTCTTTATAAGTCAAACCGACAGAAGAAGATTGAAGAGCGTCAGGCGCTTCAACTAGATGCACTCATTGCAAAGCGCAATAAGGAAGCAGAGGACCGCTGGACTGCGGCCCAGATTCAAGCAGCAGGATTTCAATCAGTACTGGACTACGCAGTAAAGCAGTTTAACGAGCACAAGGAAGAATTAGACGAAGAGATGATTACCAAGACAGAAGAACAGATTGCAGAACGACAAGAACAGATCAAGACCTATCTCCTAACAGAGAAAGACAAGTATTTAGAGAGTATCGGCATTCAGGCTGACTGATAATAGCCTTATGAATAAAAACGACTCCTTTGAGACTGGCAAGAATAAGCGCGGTAAAAAGGCTGTCATCTTTGACCTAGATGGAACTCTGGCGGATATCAAGGACTACGAAGCCCTTCACAAGATCGATAGTGATGAGTTCCGTCAGGCTGCTGATCATGCCGATGCATTTCCTCACATGGTCGCCCTTGCTAAAGAGGCGAAGCAGAAGGGTAGAGATGTCATTATCTTGACCGCTAGGTCTGCCCACTACCGTTCTGATACCAAGAACTGGCTTCACAAGCATGGCGTGCCATACGACCAGTTGTACATGCGCCCCATCGACAATGACGAGAAGGACAAGAAGATCAAGAAGCAGATTCTTGAGGAGCAAGTCCTACCTCATTTTGAGGTCAAGAAAGCCTACGATGACAAGAAGAAGAATGTTAAAATGTATCGTAAGGAAGGCATTGACGCCGAGAAAGTAAACTAGGGGAGGCTTTA